ATCATACTCGGCACGCATATTTTCTATCATATTTGTACCATTTTGCGTTCTTTCCGAAAGTGGTAATGTGAGTTCAAGACGAATTGTTCTCGAAACTTTACCGTATTGTACAGAAGCAACGCGATGACCTTCCATCAATTCATTAATTTTAAGAAATTGCATTATAGTCGTTGCGATTGCCGTAATAAGATTGAGTCCACCAATGGCTGATGGTACAAACGGTTGTACTGTGGGCGGAAAAGTTTCTTGTGCAAAGTTAGCAGTACCCGTAATAGTACTTACAATAATCAATGGTATTGTAAATTTCATACTTAGGTTTTTATAAGAACAGTACGCTTGATAATGCATGTATCTATAACAAGCAGCGGCTTCACCCCAAGCCTTAAGTATTTTTTCTTGCTGTGGATGCCATATTTTAGGCAGTTTCTTTTCTTCACTCATACTAATAGATATGAACATTATATTTTTTATTCATTTACTTTTCTTCATAACAATGTTAGTAGTTCCATTTATGAAAAATAAACAAAACTTAGAATTTTATTCACTTTTGGTACCTTTTATATTTTTTCACTGGTCTGTGAACGATGATTCATGTGCTTTAACACAATTTGAAATGGCTGTTACAGGGAATAAAAAAGAAGAAACTTTTTTTGGACGTGTTGTCGGACCTATATACAAAATGGACGATACATCTGCCAATAATTTACTAAAAAGTCTTTTATTCTTTTTATGGTTACTTGTACAGTTTAGATTAAATCGAATCGATTTTTCTCCATTGTTTAAAACAAATAAAAAATATACGTAGATATAAATGAAGATTACTAATAAGAATAAAACAAAAATCTTAATCGCTACTGTAATTTTACTCACGGCAACTATTGTGTACCAATTTTACAATCCCATAATTATTAAGAAACGTGAACAAGTTCCTATAAAAGTTCAAGTACCCGTCCAAGTACCAATACGTGTTCCAGTTGAGACGGAATATAGAGATCCGCCGATCAAACAATATAAACCCGGACACGTTCAACAAATGGGAATACTTACAGGAACGGATGAGGAAACTTTACCTTTATACGGTAAAGAGGTTCGTGGAAGACGCGACAGATATCATTATTATACAGTCACACCAGGTGATCAGAAATACCCGCTTCCTATAACACACAACGCGCGTGATTGTATGGAAGATATTGGGTGTCAGGAATTCTATGGTAATGAATCCGTTTCGGTATTAGGACAAACGGGTTCATTCCAGGCTAAAATGTATAGAACGGATAATTTTTTTTAAATACTAATATTTAGAAAATAAAATTATAAAACAACACGATAAAGAAATCATACATGAAATTCCATCCATAACCATTCCCTTAGTTTTACACGCTTTTGAGCATTTTTCTATAGGTTTCCCCCCAAATGTTATATTTTGTAATACGAGACATTCACATTTATAGTGTTTTATCATAGATACTATTATACATAAAAAACATAAAAATAAAATTTTCTGTAAACGATCCATCTTTATAGTACGTCAATATAATTTTATTGGCTAATATAAATGAAGATCGATTCGTTAAAAGTCGAAGCAAAGCGACTTGGTATCCGTGTAACAAAAAAGATTAAGGGTAAACGCGTACCCTTAACTGAAAAAGAACTCGATATGAAAATTCAAAGACGACAGGCGCCGGCTTTGGAAATACAGGTTCGACAGACAAAAAAACTTTTACGTACGTGTAGATCCCTATTTAAAAATATGAGTGGAGTACCAAAACCAAAGAATAAATCGGTAACACCAGTTCGACGTTTACCAGTTCCACCACCACCACCACCAGTTCCAACCCGAGTTATAAAACGAGATCCTCGTACGAATTTAATGACCGCTTTAAAAGCAAATCTTAAAAAACGTGGTATTAAAGAAAAACTAAACCAAATTTCTTAGATATTATTTTTTTTGCACTTACCATATCGGGTTGGCTCCAAAGAAGCCATCTCGACCAAAACCCAGCGGTATAAAAACCTGTTTTACTCCAGTTTTCTTTATCACTTTTAGTAACATCGAGCATATTTACATGAACGAGTTTAGGGTCATTTTGTTTTTGTACCATATGTGGAACGTACCCACCATGTCTCGTAACATAAGAACGCATTCGTATAGGATTTTTATGTATCGTATAATCTGAATATCCTCTCGCACCAAAATCAACAATCTTACCGTTCTCAAAAGTTACTCTGAACTTTTTATCAAACCTTGGACTTTTTTTTAAACGAACTCGGGTCATTTATTATACATTTATAAAATTATTTATTATTATTTTTATACTAAAGGAAAATTCTAGCAGAAAAATAGGTTAATCGTCCATTCTATATTGGAGTAAATTGAGTATGTCTAAGAAATAATCGAGCGATGCATCTATGAAATCACCTCCATAATTTTTCTTTAAGATATTGTTCGTATCAAAAACGATGAATAAGGCAAATAGTAACGACCCTATCTTTGCGTATTTCTTTTCACCGGGGCTAAAGAGACGCGCGAGTATGAGCGCTAAGAGACCAAAGAATAAAAGTATACCGAGTGGTCTTAGATCAAATCCAAACTGTACACTAAGAAGACCTAGTATAAACATGCCTATAAATATAGTAACAACTTCTAATAATGCCTCTTTTATGTTAGCTTGTGGCGAAAGGTAAGCACCCATAAGAATTGATATCATAGTGAATAGACCAAACTTAAACGGTAAACTTAATTTAGCAAATACAAGTACTAAAAATAAACCTAATAAAAGGAGTAAATTAAACAGTGTATTTCTTGCCATGTAATCACTATACGATGGACTATCTATGACGGTTTTTGCTGACTGGTACGTGACGAGACCCTGGAAAATAAGGTTTGCGAATACAGCACTCATGAAAGGTGCTTTTGACTGTAACGCGTTCATTTATAATTCACAAAGATAATTTTCACCGCGACGTTTTCTTTTTATTAAAACAATTCCGAGGACGAGTGATATTAACCAACACTGAAATTCGGATAATCCGTAAGGTTCTTCGATCATAAACATTTTTAATTATATATTATTTATTATTTATTGCTTTATCTTGTTTTGTAATCTTGTGAGTGTATAATGATGGTATAAATGTGTACCCGATAAGAATAGGGATATATACGCTATTGGGCTTTGTCTTGCACGTTTATCGAATAATACGAGCAATGCTAATGTTAAAGTTACTATAGTTGGCATGGTAAACAAAAAGAATTGAACATCGGACAAACCAACAAAACGTTTTTCTAACGTATTAACACTTTCTGTTTGTTCTGGTGCGTATTTTTCGAGTTTAGGATATCCTGGCATTTATTATACACACACAAAAAAATGTGGGGTTTTATGATACCAATACTATTGATATTAAACGATTATATTAAAACCCCTATAGATAGACTATATTTTCAAACTCCTTTACGTCCCCTTGTTGGTATACGTAATTCACTCATCGATCTATTTTTTTACAAACCACGTTATTCTGTTTACGAGTTTAGGAGTTTATGTACAGTACAAAATCATTTTATTAATATAAAAAACGAGTATGATACAATACACAAGTTTATACAAAAATACTATTTTCATGATCTTGATCCATGGTTTGAATATAATGAAAATTATTATTACTACAAAATACAGGATTTTCCTAAATTAAACACATTCTTAAAAACTGTACCGTGTATCGAACATGCTACAATCGCGGTTATGGAAGGACCAATGTCAATACCACCACATCGCGCCGAGAGTAATTTACAGTTACGGTACCATTTAACAATAGAAGGAACAAGTAATATCACTACAGATATTGACATTCACAAACACGAGCCTGGTGATTATATTTTGTTTGATCATTCACGATACCATAGCGTGAATAAGACTGATAAGGGGAAACGTGTGGTTTTAATACTAGATATAAATAGATTTTAAAGATGTTTTCTACAAACGGCCATGTACATTTCTTTACCGCCCACAAGTTCAACTTTATCGCTATTAACGATACGTTTCGTAAAAGGACCATGTGTCCCGTCCATACATTCCATACACATAGCAGTTAATTTGAAAACTTTATCAGCGAGTGGTACACAGTCTAAAATTTCACCTATTTTCTCTTGTTTATAATCACCGTCGAGACCTGTTAATAAAACTGTTTTACCATGTACAAGTGCTTTTTTTACAAATTGTCTTAGACCTATAAAAAATTGTGCTTCGTCTATGGCTATAACATCTACTTTATCGTAGTTCAGTTCATCGAGATTATTTGTTTTTACACAATCAAATTTCATGTTATCGTGTGTTCGTAGAACATGTTCTAAACACCGCGTATCTTTACTTGAGTTTATGACGAGTATACTTTTTCCTATAACCTCGTACCTTTTTAAACGTCGAACGAGTTCGGACGTTTTACCCGAAAACATGTTCCCCATTATGATTTTCAAACTCATTATTAATTAGTATTGAACTTATACTTTTAAATATATTCTCAGGATATACTAACATATATGACCTTTAATACGTA